GTCAGGAGAAGTCCTGTTCATGGGGGTCATCGTAGCTCCGAGAAATCGATGATCTCTTGCGGCACGCTGCGCTTGGCCTGCCCGGCGACTTGGAGCTGAATCTTGACGGTTCGCAGGATCTCGCGCGATTGAGCGGCGATTGCATCCGCCCGGTTCGGCAGGATGTTCTCGTGCTTCAGATCGGTCAGCGTCTCCCAAAGGATATCCTTCAGGCTGCTAGCCGTGAGTGGCCTGATCACGGTCGCGACGGCCCCGGTGGCGCGGGCGACTCCGTTCTTGGCCGCCTTTGACCTCGCGCTTACGGAATTGCGCTTTGTTGGCAGTGCCGTTGTCCCATTTGATTTGCGCATTGGTAGTCCTTCCTTTGATTTCTCGGTTAAGATCGACTGTCAGCATGAACGCTTCGGCAAACTCTCCAAACTCGGCCGCCCGATAGCGGCGGTCGTAGTCACGTTTCCAAGCCCGGTAAGCAGGCTGGCGGCAATATTCAACGTGGTATGGCATCCGCGCCTTACGCACCTTGGCGGCCTCTACAGGGTCATAGGTGCGCTTGTGGTATTCCTTCTTTTGCGCTAGTCGCTTTTCGCGGTTCTTGGCCTGATACTCGATATCGTAAAGGCGTTTTTCTTCACGCTTCTGAGCCTTCGTTTTACCAGTGCGCCTGCCAAGGCCAGAGCAGCGGCGGTTGCAATAAAGATTCAATCCAATATCGCGCGCGCGATTGACTTCGCCGGTAGCCTTGTCGCCCTTCTTTCCACAGTGCGCGCAACGAAATTTCACGGTCTATCCCCGGTGTGCAGACGGAACCATTTACAGCCACCGACCTATAGCCGCGCCAATCAGCAGCCACACCCACCAGGACACGCGGGGCGTGACATAGGGCGACCTGCCGCTGACCCATTCGCGGGTGCCGTTGCTAGTCACCATCGGACCCGAGCACAGCCCTTGTCGGATGTCGTCAGCCTTGGCTTCGATCTCTCGATCGGTCATTTTCAAGCCTTCCAAAGATCATCATATCCGACTACCAAAACCACTATCGCAACAGATATGATGGTTGCCCAGATCATGCGGGCGATCGATCATAGCGGCGGACAGCCTTTTGCACCGCGTCTGTGCAGAAGCACATGCCGTTTCTGCGAACCATGCGAATGGCGACCTCGCGCCAATTGCGCCAGACGTGATACAGCCGCAATGCTTCCTTGATATCGATCCGGTTCACGCGGTTTCCCTTTGTCGCAGGTCGGCCATCATCTCCTCGCACTGGAGCCGAAGGATATCCTGCCAGTCCTCGGCAAGTACGACGATACGCTCCTTGTTTCCGGCCATCCAATTCTTGAGCTGATCGCGCGAGGTACATGCCTGTATCTCGTCCTGCATCTTCCTATAGATGGCCTGACCATCCTTCTTCGGAAGCGTCAGTATCTTGTCGTTGGTCTCAGCGTCGAACTCGCTCTCGGAGTATAGATAGCCGTGAGTGTTGAGCAGTTTCAGGATCACACGGTCCTTGCCGCGCTTCTCAGCCATCGCATAGCAATAGCTGTTCTTGTTGTTTTTTGGAGAGGCCTCTCCGATCGACCATTCAACGCGGTCTTTCAGCTTTCCGGTAACGCAGATGGCGACGATTGATTTCTCGGAATTGTTCTCGATGATCGTCGGCAACTCCCAGGTAATGCCGGCCACCGCGCCTGCACGTTCAAGCGCCTTGTGCTTTATGCACCAGGAGTTGCCGTGCACTTCCCAGATTTCATCGCTGTCGATGGCGTGCAGCGCCATGAACTCCATGATTTCCTTAGACGGCTTGCCCATTACAGAATCCTCGACAGGATTAGTTGAACGCGGGTGGCTATCTGACCGAAGGCTATCTTTTCGCTCTGCACGGCGCCAAGTTTGCTAGGATTGGCGACCATCAGCATGATGAACTCGTCCAGCTCGCGGATGATGAAGTCGAGCCGGCGCTCAAGATCATATTCATCGTGCTTGAGCAGATCGCGTTCGTGATCTTCGTCGTCTGGGGTAACTATGCGCATATCCACCTCACGATCCAGATGATTGCGACCCATCCGGCGAGATTGAGCGCCAGGGCAGCAAGCCTGATGTCTGCCTCGTTCATGTTTCCACCGTTTCGTAGAAGCCGGCCTCGGCGAGGAGTTCGTTGGTCACGTCATCACACACGCCGTCATGGACGTGGTGAATGAAGTTGATCGGCTTGTAGTCGCCGTTACGAATGCGGTCGACAACGCCGCGGCGGGTTTCCTCGGGATCGACGATGGCTTCGCGGCCAGATCGTCCGTAGTCTTCCATAATCACATAATAGCTGTGGGTCATGTCCGGTCCCCGTTGGTGATGCCGGAATATAATTCCAGTCGTTTGCCGATGTCAACACCTTTCCGAAAATAATTCTGTTGCGGGCCGATTATTTTTCGGATATGGGTCGATCATGAGAAAGAGACGACGCACCATCCCAGAACTCATTGAGGGCGCCGGCGGTCCTGCCGCCATCGTCCGCGCTCTAGACAATGCCATCTCTGTCGAGGCCGTCTACAAGTGGCCCAAGATAGGCATTCCGGACCGTCACTGGCCGGTGCTGATACCGATGGCGCTGTCCGACGCGGAAGAGATGATGGCCGCCAATATCAAAGCTCGCAATCAGGAATATACTCAACCGTCACAATAACTTAGGCGGGGGCCTTAACGTGCAACATCAACTTCCTAATCCATTCATGTCGCTTTCCGTCGAACCTGGTCCTGATGTATCGACGGATGAGGAGGCCGCCGCGGTGCCGCCAGCCCCGGCCGCGGCGGCCGACCCTGAGCCAGAACTTGATGCGGAAGGCGACATCGGCGAGCTTTTTGCCGTCGCCTATCGGTTTGGCGGTGGGCCCAGGTTTCAGTTGGACGAATCCGCGTTCATGGACGCGATTGATGAGGCACCGCTGTTCCTGAGGACGGCTCATGCGCGGTGAGTATTGGATCGCGCCGGCCGACGAAGCGCTGAGCCGCCTTGTAAAGGCAGATTTGCTGTCCTATTCGCTGATTGCCAAAGAGATTAACCGGGAATTCGGCACCAAGTTTACCCGCTGTGCAGCGATCGGCCGAGCTGGTCGTCTTGGGTTACGTGATCCAAGAGTCCGCCGAGTTCCGGTGCACGGCCTGCAACCCGCCGTTTATGGCAAGCCGCCGGCGCCCAGCGCGCCACGGGTGCGCAAGAGAAAGGTTCATGTCATGCTGGCATTGCCGAAGGAGTATGTGCTGCCCAATGTCGCGCCGCGGCATGTAGCGCTGATCGAGCTGGAGCTGGGCGAGTGTCGCTGGCCTTACGGCCACGGGCCGGTATTTCTTTTTTGCGGCAATCCGGCTTGCGAGAACTCAAGCTATTGTCCGGCTCACACCATCGCAGCCCATCGCGAGGTGACATGAGCGAGGCCTTCGACGAGGGCGCATTCTTTGACGACCGGATTGAGGTCGCCGCCCGCATGTCGAAGTTCACGGAATCGCCGATCGAGACGATGTGGGGGCTGGCGTTCTACCAGCTCATGGAACCTGATTGGGATCTCATACCCCAGTTCAAGTGGCGCTCGTATCGTATTGACTGGGCTGTGCAAAGGCCAAGCAAGCCTCTGATATTCGTCGAGTGCGACGGCTCCGAATTCCACACCAAGCCCGAGCATGTCGAGCGCGACCGTCGGCGCGACAGTTTCATTGCAAAAGCCGGCATCAAGCTTTTTCGGTTTACCGGATCGCAGATTTTCACCAATGCCGAGGGCTGCGCGCTGCGGGTTTATCTGGAGGCCAGGAAATGACGCCCTACACCCATGACCTGATTCGTCGGCTGCGCGAGCACGACGGCTACCTTGGGCGCTTGGTCGAGGAGGCCGCCGTCGAGATCGAGAGGCTCGCCAGCGCTGACCCAGAGCATACGGTGACCCACCGCGAAGACGGCAGCATCTCGGTTGTGCCCAAATGAAGCGACCTTGGATGCCGCTTTATGTGAATGATTTCCTGGCCGATACGCTTGACTTGAGAGCTGACGAAACCGGCGTTTACTTTGTGATGCTCTTGATTTGCTGGCGAAGGAAAGACGCTGCTCTGCCCAACGATATGAAATGGCTCAAGCGGTCGCTGTCAGCCCAAATTTCGGATATGCACGGCAACAGGTTCAACCGCATCGTTCCTAAGATATTGAATCGTTTTTTTGTGCTTGATACAGACGGCATGTGGCGGCAGCCCAGGCTGGTATACGAGCGGGAAAAGGCTGAGAAATTCTGTGAAACACAGCGAGAAAACATTCAGAAACGATGGTCCAAAACAAGACAAATCAATAACTTAGAACATACCAATGTAATACCCGCGCGCGCGCGACAATCACAATCACATATAGAATCTACTTCTACTGTCTCTGAGGATACAGCAAAGAAGCCGATCACTGTCGGTGTGGTCAGTCCAGAGCTCGCAGCTATCCTGAACCGAAAGGGCTGGTGACGAGATGTGGCCGACATCACCGACGAGATTGCTTCCCTCACGCGGCGCCTTCACGCCTACCGGGTATTCCGGCCAGAAAGAGGCTATCCAATGGAACGGATAACCGAGAAGTTCGCCCGTGCCGGCGGAGTGGTGAAGCGGGTAACGACCCACATCGAGACCAAGCTGGACGAACTGATCGCGCGGGAAGCCCCGATCAAGGACCGCATGGAGCGGGCGCTAGAGCCGCACCACGCCCATCTAGACGCCGACCTGAAGGATCTGGACGCCTTCGAGCGCCAAATTAGCCAGATCGAAAACGCCCCTTTAGCCGAGAGCGGTGGGGACGAGCGCTTGCCGCCGCTCGATCCGCCCGGCTACAACAAGTCAGTCTGAGGCCGCATCCTTGACCGCAGGCCTGATCAAAAATTCATGGATTTGCTCTGCCAGCCCCATCACGTCGGTGGACGTGGCCTGGTTGACCTTGACGGCCTCACTGAGCGCCCATTTGCGAAGTTCGATATCGGACATCACCCTGTTGAAACGCTCACCGGCGGCCTTCTGAAGGGCCTGGAGTTGCTGTCCCGAAAGCGGTGTGTCCGGCGGAGGCGAGTTGTAGCTTCTGGTCTGGCTCTGGTCGGTCATCGCAATTTCCTATCAAACGGCTTCCATTTCATGAACCTTATCCGCTTGTCACCATCGGATACCGTCAGGGCAGCTCCTCCCTCAACCGTGCAGCAAACGTCCCATTCGACCATCCCCTCCCGCCAGATGGCCGCTTGCTGTCCGCACGTGTAGCCGTCCAGCGTTTTAATCGCGCGGCAGGCATCCAACAGCGGCTGATGCGAAACCCCTCTCAAATCGGTACCCGCAACCACCCAGGACCACCTTCCCGGAGAGACCTCTGCCCCGCGCTCAATCCGGTACATCGGCTGGACCTCCCTCAATTGTGCCGCACCAGGCGCAGGGTATCCTTGATGCCCTGCAGGTCGATGCCGTTGTTCATGATCATCCAGAACAGCAACTCGCGCTGCTTGGCCGGCGGCAGCAACCCGAACTGACGGGCCTGCTCGATCAGCCATGGATCGCTGTGCTCCTGAAAATCCTTAAGCATCGTCAATGGTGTTAAGGGTGATTCTTCACTCAATTTGATAACTCCCAGAATTTGCCATCAGGTCCGCAATCGCCAGACTCGGAACGCATCACCCGGCATTCGACCCATCTCGCCTGCCCAAGGCCATGCACCACATCGTATTCGGGAACAGTGCAAAAATGTCCCGGTGATCTCTGGGGATCCGTCCGGTAGTATCTGCAATCCTTGCAGAATTTCATTTCGATCATCGCATTACCTCCACAGTTTCAGGGGGTTTGGGCTGTCGCGCAATCCTGGCGGCAAATCGCTTCACCAGCATCCGGTCAGCCCGGTCCATCTCCTCCATGTGCCGCATTACCGTGCCGATCTCGACATCTGCATAAAGCTTCAACATAGCATCTAGCGACTTGTTGGCAGCCTCGGGCATCGTCTCGCCCAGCAGCGCGCTCGAACTGGTCCCCAGCGTGATCGCCAGCCGGTGCAGGGTAGCCGCCGGCGCGTGCCCCACCCCGTTCTCGTACTTGTTGAGCTGCGCCACCGATATCTCCACCAGCCGCGCCACCACCGCGGCAGGCCGGTCGACCTCGATCCGCCTCGCGCGGATCCGTAATCCAAGACGCTTGAGGAACTGCTGCGGCCGCCTCTTGGGCATCAGGATAACTGCGTCATAAAGCTGCCAACCAGAAGGCAAAGCAACGCGCCTATCAGCAGCAGGAAAGCACTATCTGAACCACGATCCCACATCGACCACAGGACCCCCCACATTCCAGCCATCGCGCCAACACTCAGCAAAAGACCGCCGATCATCTGATGAGTTATCATGGGCATTAATAGCCAATATCAGCCCGGCCAGTTAGCACCAGCCAAGCATCATGAATCCGCCTGAGGCGGGCCAATACGTAATATTTTAACCGCTGCCAGCGCGTCGGAGGCTCAATGTCGGGATCATCGCCATAAAGCGATGTGCTAAGCATGCGCTCCATCTCGGCATAAGTGGCGTCGATACGCGATTTAATCAGATCGTCATCCATCCAAACGCTATAACCCACAGTTAAAGATGTGTAAACCGTAATCCAATTATGTTTGAAGCTTAAAGCATCGCCCATCGCGAAATGAGCCAATACCAGCCACTTTTCACATAACTTGATTTCTGAACGCGAACCAGCTATCGCGCGCAAAGCGCAAGCAAGACTCTATCAACAACAAACAGTGGAAAGCTTCTTGCCTTGGAAGACGCTGAAATCATCCGAAGACTCCGAACCATCCGACACTCCGATGTCTTCAGCCGCAACGGTCGACACATCGTCTCAACCATGCACGGCATCGCAAAAGCCAGCGGCATTTCCACAAGCTTCCTCTATCGCCTCACCCGCCACGGCAAGGGCCTCGGCCCTCATTCTCGCGGCCGCCTCATAACCGCGCTGCAAACCTATGAACAAAAGGATCGGGCAAGAAGCGGTGTGAGAGAGCACTCAGACCTTCCTGAAAGCGGAATTTGAGCGCCCGCTTTCGGGCTTTTTCACCCTCCCAGCCAATTGATTGTGCCAACATATCGCCCACACAGGAACGATCACTAGGCGATAACCTAGCATTTACAACGGCTTAGGGCGTCCGCCCCTGTGATTGAGAATCACGAGCCCCTGGGCGCGGCGGGCGCGCCAAAGTCGATGGGTCGCGAGGTTGTCGATCGAGGTCGCCCCGCACATCATACCCCCCAAAATATTTCCTAGGGTTGTCGCGGCCATGTTGGCCTACGGCTGCATGGAGATGTTGATAGGCCCGATTGCCGGCCGAGGGGGTTTTGGTGGGGTTTGCGGGTGGTATCGGGGCGAGCGGCGGTGGTTGCTGTTGAGCAACAGTTTGGCAGCAGATGTCAGTAGTATAGGGTTCCGGCTATTAACTACTAGTTGACGCCGGAAATGGTCGGTTTAAGGTGCCGCGTCGGCAAGGGAGGGTTCCATGGAAGTCTGGATACTGATTGTTATGCTGGGTCAAGTAATTAGCCCGGTTTCGGTGGATTTCCCGAATGACAAGATGTGCAAGCGGGCGGGGGTTGAGTGGGTGAGGGCGATGTCGCCACCGAAGGCGAGGGGCTCGTTTGCCTGCATCAAGGTCAAGGGCGGCCGGGATCTGGCGGAATGACGGTTTTGTTCTACATCGCGGCCGTTATTGGGGTTTTGGCCGTTGGCGCGATGGCATTCATTTTTGTTCTGGTCCTGCTGGCGATGCGGGAAGGCGAATGACCTCTCAGGTCGACATGGACGATCTGGCCTCGGCCAAGGCGTGGGATCGCTGGAAGAATGATTTTCCCGACAGTTGGGCGGCAATCGCGCGCTGGATGATGCGTGGGCTGCTGATCCGTTTCCTGAGAAAACTGTGATGTTCTGGCTCGGGCTGGTGCTGCCGGTTTGTTTTGTGCCAGGGTTTACCGGAGCGACGATCCGGACCCAGTTGGTAGCGCTGACGCTGTTCCTGCTGCTGGTTTATGGCGCGTTGCGGCCGCTGGGGCGGTGGGGAGAGCCTAAGATCACCCAGGAGCACTGGATCGGCCAGGCGTTCTGGATCTATGCCGCGGCATCGATTGGCTGGTCTATCAGTTGGACGGATTCGATCGAGGGGCTGTGGACGGTCTCGATCTGGGCCGGTTCGTTCTGGCTGGGGTCGACGCTGGAAAGCCTGCAGGATTTGTGGAAGGGGCTGGCGATCGGGTTGACCGCGAACGTGATCGTGCAGATCGCGCAGGTAGCAGGCATGGATCCGGTGCTGGTGCGCTCGGGAAATGCTGGCCTCTTGTACAATCCGAACCTGCTGGCGGCGGCGATTGCGCTGGTGGTGGTCGGGCTCGTGACCGTCAAGGCGTGGTGGTATGTGCCGGCGCTGCTGCCCGGCCTGTGGCTGACCCATTCGCGTGGTGGGGCGGTGATACTGGCGGCGGGGCTCGCCGCACGATACCTGAATTGGGCGACCGTTCCGGTGCTGGTGGCGATCTCCGGCGGCATATTTCTGTGGCATCCGGACCAGTCGAGCGCGTTTCGGATAACGATCTGGCAGATCGCATGGCAGCATCTCACGTGGTTCGGGCTGGGGGCCGGGACCTTTGTCGATGTGCTGTACATGACGCCGGAACAGGGATGGATTCATCTGGAGTTTGCCCATAATGACTATCTCCAGCTCGCCTTCGAATACGGACTCGGGGCCGCCCTCCCGCTCGGCCTGCTCGTCTTTTGTCTTACTCGAACCACTTCCCCATCATGGCCGGTCATGGTTGGATTTGCCGTCTCGGGGCTGTTCTATTTCCCGCTCTATACCGAGCTTACGGCGTTCATCGGCTGTGCTGTGGCGGGTCTCATTGTGCGGGATTGGGCTGTATATGTCGATTACTGCGGTTCTTGCGGATTTCCTGTCGTACCGCGGCTTTGTGGCGAGGGACCAGACATTGATGGTGCGGGCGGCAAAACTGTTCCCGTGGGATTTCACCATCCGGATGCGGGGAAAGTGACGATATGATCAAAGCTTGGGTGATGCTGGTCTGCATCGGGCACGCAGATCACGTTTGCCACACTGCGGCGTTGGCAGACAATGTAACTTTCGCTAGCAAGGATCAGTGTTTGAGGCAAATCATGGAACGCTTTCCCGGAGGGCCAGGCGCAGGCCCGATCCATTGTGAGGAAATCAATATAACGGAAACTGCCAAGCATCCGCCCGCCGGAACGGCGTGCGTCATCTTGGGCAGCGATGCGGGCGGCGTCTATGACGATGCCGGCAACTGCATCGTGCCGTTTAAATATACTAGACCGAACGGCGCAGAATGACACTGCTAATGATCACCCTGCTGATCTGCATCGGCTGCTTCTTTGCCGAATACGATGACGGCTGGAGCGGTCGGTGACCAAAATTGTTTGCCCATGTTGTCTGGGTGCCGGCGAGATCGAACAGCAATCGCCAGTCCATCTATCGACGATGCAGTTGAAGATTTACGATATCGTACGACGCAGCAAACACGGCATCGTCGGAGAGCAACTTATCAACAAGGTATATGAGGACCGGAGAGATGGTGGCCCGATCTGTGCCCGACTGTCGGTGCATGTCCAGATTTCTAATATGAACAAGCGGCTTGCTGTTGTTGGTCAACGGGTGAAGGCCACCGCGCGAGGACGAGGGTCCGTCTACAAATTGGAACGTCTGGCGTGACCGACATCGACGACAACCATCCCGACGATGCCTTCACGCTGGAATATGTCGGCGTAGCCCCGTTCCCGACCGACCGCTTTCTTTCGTTCCTGTCGCACCTGAAAGTGCAATCGAAAGACTTCGGGCTGGTGCCGTTCCGCCTGCTCGGCTCGCAGCGCTATCTGCTGAAGGAGATCGAGGCGGGGCTCGCCAAGGGCATCACCACCTTCGTGATCCTGAAAGCCCGCCAGCTCGGCATCTCCTCGTTCTTCCTTGCGCTCGACATGTTCTGGGCCTTCGAGCACAAGGGCCTGCTTGGCGTCTTCATCACCCACAAGGAGGAAATGCGCGATGATTTCCGCTCGACCGTTGAAGTGTTTTTCGCCGAGACCCCGCCGAAGTACCGCATCAATTACGTCCGCCATAATCGCAACCTGCTTATCCTTAAGAATGCATCCAAGTTTAGATATCTTATTGCCGGTACGTCGGAGGTTCGCAAGGGTGGGCTAGGGCGTGGCGGTGCAGCCAATTTTGTGCACGCGACCGAATGCGCATTTTATGGCAACGGTGACGATCTGGCCGAATTCCGTTCCCAGACCTCATCGCTCTATCCGCATCGCCTTCAAATCTATGAAACAACTGCGAATGGCTTCAATCATTTTTGGGATATGTGGGAAATCTCCAAGACCGATCCGACCAAGCGAGCGATCTTCATCGGCTGGTGGCGTGACGAGAGGAACCAGTTGCCGGTGTCCCATCCGTTCTTTGGCAACTACATGCCGGATGGTATCAAGTCGACGCTGACGCCGCTGGAGCGCAAGCGGGTGCGCGAGGTCCGCGAGATCTACAATTTCGAAATCTCGCTGCAGCAGATCGCCTGGTACCGCTGGCACCTCGCATCCGAAAAGGACAACGACCAGAGCATGATGGACCAGGAATATCCCTGGACCGAGCAGGACGCCTTTGTCGCCACCGGCTCGAAATTCTTCACCGTAGAGGCCATGACCGAAGCGACGCGGCAGGCCAAGAAATGCACCTTCCATACCTTCCGCTACAAGCTCGGCATGAAGTTCGAGGAAACCGAAATCCGCCAGGTGCGCGACCCCCGCGCCGAACTCAGGATATACGAGGATGCCTCGCGATTCGGATATTACGCGCTTGGTTGTGACCCTGCATACGGATCAAGCGACGAGGCTGATCGAAGTGTTATCTCGATCTGGCGATGCTACGCTGATTGCATGGTCCAGGTTGCTGAGTACTGCTCGACCCAGCCCTCCACCTACCAGTGCGCCTGGGTGCTCGCCCATCTTGCTGGATATTTCGGTATCACCTACCTGATGCCGATCCTGGAGATGAACGGACCGGGCCAGGCCGTGTTCGACGAGCTGGAGAAGGTGCGTCGGATGGCATCCGAAATCCGCCCCCACGAGGAAAACTATCATCTGCGCAACATCCTGCAGAACATGAAACACTATTTCTACAAGCGGATGGACAATCCCGGCGGCGGCGAGTTGCTGTACCAATGGAAGACCACCCACGAACTCAAGACACGGGCCCTGAACCAGATGAAGAACTCGATCGAACTCGGCCGCATGATCCCGCGCTCTATCCCGCTGCTCGAGGAAATGCGCCGTATCGTCAACGATGGCGGCACGATCGGCGCCGAGGGCCGCGCCAAGGACGACCGGGTGATGGCCGCAGCCTTGGCCCATCAGGCGTGGAATACATGGGTGCAGCCGCGCATGAAGTCGGCGGGACTTTCCATGAAAAAATCCAGCGAGATCGAGGAGAAACAGGGTACACCGCCAGTGGAACGGGTTATAACGGCCTATCTGAAACGGATGAACATCTCAGTGCCAGCATCATGACCGGCATCATCAGATCGTGGATTTGCGAAAATGCGCGGTGCTCGGAATGGTTCGAGTCGTGGGAAGCCAATCCGGAATGCCCCAAGTGCAGATGCGTCCGGGTAAGCTGGCGGCCGAACGGCGGCCATATGGGAGGCCATTCCAAATCCGCCGATGCCGAATTGCGTGCGCTGGTCGACGCCTTCAAGCTTGACAATCTGAATTCGGCGGAGCGCGGCCGGGCGGCCAAGGTCATCAAGACGCCGCCGCCCGTGCCCGCCGGCAGCCAGATGCATACCTTCGGCCAGGGCTTTACCGCCGCGATCAATCCTGCCGCCGGCGCGCAATGCGTTCCGGTCTCCAACAAGATCGATTACAAGATCAAGGCCGCGCCCGGCACCGCGCTGGCGCCAAACCCGACCTTCCCCAACATGCGCAGCCATACCTCGGTCGAGGCGTCCTCCAAGGGCACGTCATGATCATACCGGAGCCCGGCCAGGCGCAGAATGAATTCATCCGCTGGGTGCTCGACATCTGCCTGCAGAGCAAGAAGGACAGGAAGGATCTCTATGACCGACGCCGCCAGTTCTTCCTCTACGGCACCGCCGCCGACCAGGAGGTTATTTATAACCGGATCGAAAGCCATCTCGATCTGGTGGCAAGCTTTCTATACTCTAGTGACCACGCCCAATTTTCTCTGTCAGCCCCCCTTAACTCTGACGATCACCTCGTCAAGCAGTACATGGCGCTTGAAGACGCTTTCAACAACGACTTTCGCGATGCCGGAGGGTTTGATTTCTTCTCAGACTCGATCATAGGCTCGCTGGTCTATGACTCCATGATCATCAAGTCGGGCTGGTCCGACGTGCATGAGGACGCCACCTTCCAGTTGATCGAACCCTGGAAGTTCGGCGTGTTCTCCGAGGAAGTCACCGAACTGGAGTCACAACCAGCCTTCGTGCATTGTTACCACATCGATTACGACAATGCCGTGCAGCGGTTGGCGCGCGCCGGGCTTGCCAGCAAGATCCCCGATCTGCCGGTGGTCAACACACCGTTCGAATCGCCATTCCCGGAAATGATCACTCGCATGATCATCTCGTCGACCGGCGGCGAGAACCTGAGCGGCAACGTGCAGGGATCGATCAACCCCAATTATCTGCCGCGGCCGTCATACCAGGCCAAGATCGACCGGCCGCTGGTGGCGTTCTACGAATTGACGATCTGGGACGATGAGTGCAGCGACTATCGGGTGTTCTGGGTGGTCGACCCCGACATCATCATCTCCGACTCCAAGCGCACCATCGATGTCCTGAAGAAAAGCGGCGGCTTCACCTCGCAGGTGAGCCAGCAGAAGCAGTTCTACGACACCCAGTGCAACCCGTTCTTCCCGCGGGAGCATCCCTACACGCTGGTGCGCCCCTACAACATCTATGAATATTTCTGGGGCAAGGCCCACATCGAAAGCCTGATCCCGCTGCAGCAATGGTCGAACGAACGGCTGGAGCAGATCCATGATATCCTGGATCGCCAGGCCTACCCGCCACGGGTCGGGTCAGGCTTCATGGGGCTTTCGGATGAAAAGATGGAGGCGTTCGGCGGCGCCGATACCTGGGTGATGGACCAATTGCCGCAGGCCGCCATCAAGGAACTCTATCCCGAGATGCCCTCCGACATCTTCGCCGACTACATGCAGATCGGACAACTCTTTATCGAGGCCTCGGGCCTGACCGAGGTGCTGCAGGGCAAGGGCACCGCCGGCGTTCGCTCCAAGGACCATGCCAAGCAGTTGTCCACAACCGGAAGCGGGCGGATCAAGAAGGCGGCAACGAGGCTGGAATCGCCGCTGGTGCGGGTCGGCGACCTCGCCTTCAAGCTCAACATGCGCAACAACGATGACGAGATCAAGCCGGACCCCAAGGAAGACGGCAAGCCCGGCGATCCCTTCTACTACGCCAACATGGTTGGGCAGTATAACCTGCGCGTCTCCGGCCATTCGCACTCGCCGCTGTTTGCCGACGACACCAAGGAATTGGCCGGCTTCCTGTTCAAGTCGCAGTCGATCGACCAGGAGGGGCTGTTGCGGCTGCTCAACCCGCCGAACCGCGACAACCTGCTGTTTGCGCTGCGCACCCGGCAGAAGAAACAGGCCGCCGCCCAGGCCATGAAAATGAAAATGGGCATCGCCGAGGGCGGCAAGCCCAACGGCAAGGGCAAAGGCGCGGCGCAGCCGCAGGCTTAAGGCGCGGGTTTAGCAGCCGGCGGATTGACCTCCGTATTGATCGCGGAAGCAGCCGTGCTGATCGCCTGGGCCTCGGTATTGATCGCATCGAGCGCGGCCTGCTGGGCTGGTGTAAGGCCAGAGGTCGGCAGCGCCGCCAGTTTGGCGAGCAGGGCATCGACGCCGGTCTTGATCGTACCGACGGTCGCAAGCGTGGTGTCCTGGGTGGCCTTGAGGGAGGCCAGTTCGTCGTCAAGAGCAGCCATGATGATCTCCTGATTCTTGAGAATGCGGCGCAGATAGTGGATCTGGATCGACATGTGAGGGGTACCTTCCCACAACATGATTGCCAAATTAAGTTGGCTGGACTAGCCTTAGCGACATGGGCGTGCCGGGGCAACTCCCCCTCGGTTACGACCGCCTCTCCAACCAGGAAAGGAGCAGACCATGGCAAAGCGTAAGCACAAGCGTGGCAAGCGCAAGCATCGTCGGAAGTAAACCTTCCATTGAACCATATCCGGCACGCGCCCCGCGCTCCTCATCGCGGGGCGTTTGTTTGCAATAACTTGACGTGGTTCCTTCAATAGGCGTATCAATTGCGCCCATGGACGCTCCCGGTTCACCACTCGCGCCGCCTCCCGGCCCGCCCGGCGGCGCTCCTGCGCCCGGCATTCCCAAATCGCCCGTTGGTGGCCCTTCTGGGCCCGGTGGATCGCCGATGCTCTCGCCCGGCGGCGGCGAAGGCAACCAGGCTGCCGCGGTGCAGTCGATCAAGGCCGTAATGCCGGCGATTCTCAAGGCGTCGATGGCGTTTGCCTCCGGCTCGAAGGAGCAGCAGGCGATCCTGCGCGCGGTCGCAGCGCTCAATCCAATCTTCGGCAAGGCAGAAGGCTCCAACATGGTTCCGGCGGGCCTTGCCGCCATGGCGATGCAAGCCAAGGGGGGACCGCTTTCAGCGGCCCCACCGCCGGGCCTCGTTTCTGACAATTCACCGCCGCCCGGCATGGGTGGCGCAGCTCCAGGAGAAGCAGCATGACCGAATATCTGCGCCCCAAGGTGAAAACCGGCAATCTTTCGACCCGCCGCATGGAAGACGGCATCTTCCGCAACCCGCCGACCTATACCGCGCTCGGCGGCTTCACCTCGGAACAGAAATGGACCTCGCCGACCGGCAAGCGCCAGACCACCGGGATGCCGACGCTGGAGCGCGGTGGACCCTCAGCGCAAAAGGGCAAGCCGATCTGAGGATATAGCCCATGTCCGACACCTACACGCCGCCGCAGCGCACCAAACGCGGCCTCGATCTCGCCACCGCGGCCGATCTCGCCGATCTCTTCCATGAACTAAGCCACAATCCCAAGACGCGGAAGATCATCGCCAAGGCGGTCAAGGACGCCAAACCCGACACCCCGCATGCGCAGGCGTTTTCCGATGTCGATCTCGAGGACAAGTTCGAGAGCTTCAAGAGCGAGCAGCAGGAGCGCGAGCTCAAGCGGCAGCAGGACGAGGTGATGGCCCGCATGAACCGCCAGCGCAACGCGCTTCTGACCGGCGGCGATGACGGCGCGGGCCGCAAATACGACGAGGAAGATGTCAAGAAGATCGAATCCTTGATGCAGAAGAAGGGCATCAGCGATTACGATGACGGCGCCACGCTCTATGCCGCCACCCTGCCCCCGGTCGATCCGCGACCGCCGTCCGATATCCCGGCCCACGGCGCGACCTGGGAATTCCCGGAATTCGCCAAGTATTCGGTCGATCCCAACAAGGCCGCCCGCGACACCGCTCATTCCGTCATCACCGAATTCATGCGCAAGCGCTGAAAGGATTGATTAAATGCCCCAATTCGGCAGTGGCATCATCCCCGCAAGTGGCGCCATAGCGTCAGAACTCTCCGCCGTGGTGCGCCGGGCCTACATGCCCCGCGTCTATGTGCAGATCTGGAAGTCGGCGCCGCTCATTGCGGCGCTTCTTTCATCCGCCCAGGTCGCAACCGGCGGTCTGTCGCCGATCACCGCCCCCCTGCAGGGCACCCCGATGGTGTCAGGGCAATGGGTCGACTATTCCGGCTCGTTCCAGCAGCCTGGCGTGCAGCCCGGCATCCAGAACGCCGAGTTCAACCTCAAGGCCTTCGTCTCCACCATCCCGTTCCTCGGCATGGAAGGCCTGGTCCAGCTCGATTACTCCGTGGTGCCGCTGATCGAAGCGCGGATGAACGACTCGACCAACGTCACCATCGACACTTTCGCCACCTCGCTGTTCAACAACGTTGCCAACCAGCAGCAGTTGATCGGTCTGCCGGCCGCGATCGACGACGGCACCTTCGCCACCACCTATGGCGGCGTCTCCCGGACCACCAATACTTTCTGGAAATCGACCTACGTCCACAACGGCGGCACCACCACGCCGACCCGCAACCTGATGCTGCAGTACATTTCGCAGGTGTCGAAGACGACGGGCGAAATGCCGACCATCGGCATCATGGGATTCGGCACATGGACCCTGCTGGCGCAGGATTTTACCAGCCAGGAGCGCTACAACATCACGCCATCGGGCGGATTTGGCGCTGAAAAGAAGATCGAGAGCCTGTTCCGGGCGCTCGACGTGGCCGGTGTGCCGTTCTACGCCGATCCGTACTGCCCGGAAGGCGTGCTTTACCTGATCAACACCAACTACCTGACCCTGTTCCTGCATGAACGGGCCGCATTCTCGTTCACCGGCTTCGAATCGACCCTGCCGAACAACCAGTTGGGCTATGTCGGCGCGATCCTTTCCCTGCTGGAGCTGGTCGACGTGAAATGCAAGGCCCACGGCAAGTTCGATGGTCTTTCGTTCCTGAACATCTGAGGTCGCATCATGGCACGTACTGGTGGCGCATTTCCCTTCCCGCTGGCGCAAGTCGGCGAAGGCACCGCACGGCTAGCGCTGGGCTCGGGTGGCCTGTTCTATCTGCCGCCCGGTGAATGGATCATCACGGTAGACGCCTCGACCCAGGTCGAGCGCTGGGATCCGACCGAACAAATCTGGGTCGCGATCGAATCGGCGTCCGCCAACAACGGCGATTACATCAATTCGGACGGCTTCAACATCCGCATTCACAATATCACCGGCGTGGTGTCCTCGAACACCATCTCCAACGCTGGTTCTGGCATGACCAATGGCATCGGATCGGCCGCCACCGGCGTATCGATCGCCTGGGCCGCGTCCAACACCACGGGTTATCCGACCGCGACCGGCTATGTCATCATCGGCGGAACCGTCGCCGCACCGACCGTGACCCAGGCAGGTTCAGGCTTCCTGGTGCCTCCGGCGATCGTGATCGATCCGCCGCCGGTGGGCGGCATCCAGGCTAGCGCTATTGCGGTGATGACCGCAGCCGGCTCGTCCGGCATTGCCTCGATCACCATGGTTAACGCCGGCGCCGGCTATGTCACCACGCCTAATTTCTACATCATCCCGCAGCCCAACCTCTACCAGGGCGGGCCGTCCGGCGGTGTCGCGGCGGGCGCCATCCCGGCCCCCGGCTTGGTATTCCCGACCAACGCGGTACCGGGCAACCAGAATACGGCATCGAACGGCGCGCAGCTGACTTCGGTGGCTCTGACCGGCTCGGGCACGCTGACCGGCGTTCACATGATCAACTCGGGCGGCGGCTATACCGGCGCGCCCGCGGTGACCTTCACCGGCGGTGCCGGTGG